TGTTGTTGATGGTTGAGCCTTGCTGTAGTTGGCTGCAACCGGTGTTCCAATTAATGATGGCATAATATTTCCTTTGTATATTACTACTTAACAAGTAGACAAATATATTTATTGTATATCCAATAAAAAAGGCTCCGAAGAGCCTTTTTTTCCTTCCCATCCCTGGGCATTCCGATTTTACTGGAATGATAGGTTCTGAACAGCGATCTCAGAAACGTAGTCGCCTGCGTTGCCTAGAGAAGAAGCTGTGTTGGTCAACTCAATGTAACCGTAACGTGTCATAAAACCAACTACAGGCTCGAAAGTCTGTGGGTCAAGAACAACGCCAGAGCTCATTAGAGGAATGTAAGGGCAATAGAACGCGGCTGCATCAGCCTCGCTAGAACCTTTGTAACCAACCAATACTGGTGTGCTGTCGTTAGCATAGCTATCAACATAGATACGCATTGCGCCATTCAATGTACCAACAAACTTAGTGTTTGTAGGAGCTTCGAATGTACCTTCTGTAGTGCGAGCAAAAGCAGAAGTTGTAGCAGACTGTAGAACAGTCAATGCGGCTGGAGATACGATAGCCCAGTTACCTGCGCCACGACGTGTGCGTTGAGCGATCAAGTTACTTGCGCGGTTAACTAGAACGGCTAGAGCAGCGTGTTCGTCACCAACGAAAGTAGCAGTACCAGAAACAGCAGCCTGGTCGTATGTGAACTCAGTAGCTGCCAAGGCACGTAGAGAGCCTAGGATTTCTTGGTCGATTTCAACTGTGATTTCTTGTGCTAGAGCAGCCATAATTTCTGCTTCAACATCCAAACCGTGCATTGCTTGTGCATCTTGCGCGGCTTCGAATGTCCAACGAGCAGACATCTTACGTGTTTTAGCTTCAACCACTTGCTTAACGATCTGAACGTTGATTTTACGTCCTGGAACGCCTTCAAGTGCGCTTGTACCAGCGGCGCGGCCAGTGGCAGCATCACCAGAGTAAGCAACAGCAATCTTGAATGGGCTTAGAGCTTCATCACCAGCAGTTGTGCTTGTGTTGTAGCCAGATCCATCAGCCATAGATTCTGCATAACGTACACGTAGAGTGTGGATCTGTGCAACAGGTCCTGTCATTGGCTGAACACCAATGATTTCGTTAGCAATAACGGTAGGCATTACACGACGAATAACTGGTAGAATAACACGGTTAAGTGTTGCTACGTTACTAGCTTGTGTTGCGCCAACACTGGCATTTTCTGCCAAGTGCTTACGAGTGTTTTCTAAGACAACAGCCATAGATGTACGGCGGCTACCTTGTAAGCCTTCTAGTAGGGCATCTTTAGTTTCGCCCCAACGGCTTTCTAATAGTTCTTGTGACATTTTCTTAATTTCCTTTAAGGTTAACTATTTTATTTTAGCCCTGCTAAACGCTTCAATTCGATGACATTAGTGTCATCTTTTTGGTGTGCAGTAGCGGTCTTATCTCCAGTGACTTCAACGCGGCTTTCGCTAAGAATAGCCTTTTCAGACTTCTTAACTACGCTGTTGTTTAGGACGGCAGGTAGATACTTTTCAAATGCAGACTGTAGTTTGTCAGTTTGCACGTTCTCAAGAAGTTCCATCATTACTGATGCTTTTTCCCGAGCCAGAGGTTTCAACAAATCAGCCATTACAGCTTTACGATCTGCAGATTCTCTGATGATCTTTAATTCGCGATCTTTATTTTCTACCAACTGTACTTTTTCAGTAACTAGTTGTTCAGCTGATTCAATGATACGAGTTTGTTCATTGATTTTAGCTTGTAGTTTACGAATTTCTTTATTCTCGTTTAAATGTGTTAGACCGAATTCGCTAGCAAAAGCTTCGAATATGCGGCGACCAAACATATTTTCCCGAGCAGATTGAATATCTTCTTTTAATTGACTTAGTTCCGACTTTAGATTTGTGGCAACTGTTTCTTTGACAAGACGTGAGCTACGTGCAACAAATTGTTGTTGTAGTTCACCAAGTTTTTGCTTGGCATTAGTAACTAGGCGAACCTTGGTTTCTACGACAGCTTTCTTATCTTGTTCAAATTCTTTGATTTCTTCTGCAAGTGCTTTGATAACGAACTGCTCTAGACGTTGGAAATTTTCATTCTGTGTCTTACGATCAGTACGTAGCTCTTGCATTTCTTCGGCTAATTTCTTAACCAAGAAACCATTGAAACGGCTTGCGCTTTCCATCATATGCGTTCTTACACGTACACGATCTTCAACGATAGCCGCTTTCTCACTGGCAAACTCTTCGAGTTCAGCAGTTAGACTTTCAGTTACCATTTTGTCCAAAGCCTCAACCATTACCTTCTTATCGTGTTCATAGCGGCCGGCAAACTCTTCACGCAATTCAGCGCGAACTTGTTCTCGTGCTTCAACTAGCTTAGTTTCCCAAGCTTCGTTAATAGCATCACGAGTTGCCTCATTGATGATGCCGCTATCGATTAATGGCTTGATAGCATCAAACATTGTGGTTTATCTCCTATATTTTTAAGTCTCTAATCAAGCGATTCATTTGCTCAACTAGATACTTTTGCACTCTTTGATTTTCCTTGGCTTCCCCAGCCATTTCTAGAACCTTGTGACCGTGTCTCATATTCATCAAACCCTCGTATATTGGGGTTGGATAAGCGTGAGGCGCACTAGGCTGTGCAACAACATCTACAGTGACTATCTCAAAGTCACTTACGTGCCCGTTGCTCTCGTTAACGTTTCCGCTACCGCGACTAGACACGCCTAATTTAACACCACTTTCCAACATAGTTTTAACTAGTTGTCCCATTGGTGTTGGTAGAATCTTTAATTTACCGTGTCCGGCAGGACCGTCCATCCACATTTCAGTAATCATATGGCTGACACGATCTAAGTTAATTTTCAAATCATCTGGGTGATCAACTTCGCCTAAGACGCTGTTGCCAGTTTTGATTTGTTCATTAATAGTAGACACGGCTTTTTCAATTTCATTTACAGGGTATACACGTTGGTTAGCGTTACGAACGCCTCCCTCAATGAATACGCCCTTCATAAAAAGATTCTTACTCTTGCCAGTGGAGTCATCCTCAACGAGAACCTCCATTCTGGCACGATCAAATGTAAGATTTTCTTTTAAGTAAAAAGCCATTACTGTCTACTTTAATTAATTAACGTATTTTGCCGCCAACAAGGCTCTTGGTGTCTACAGGCATTTTACCGTCTGTTGTTTCACCTTCTTTGCCCTTGGCTTTTTCGTAGCTAGTAGACTTGTTGGTGTATCCCTTGGTTTTTGCACCAGGAACATTTTCAAAGCTACCTGCGCCTTTTAAGTCGCCACGGCCTTTTGTGTATTGGTTGTTAGGTGTTGGAGTTGGCTTACCATCGGCAGCTTGCTCTGTACCACCCTTAACGATGTTAGCAGTAGAACCGCCCATATCGTTTTTACCGGCTACAATGCTTTTCTTGTTGATAGTGGCTGTGTCGCCACGAGCACCAACTGCGCTACCTTCGGATTCGCCTTTTGGCCAATCGGAACCAACTTTTTCAACGTATTCACGAACGAAACCTTCTTCAGCTGGCTCATCCATTCCAAATTCAGCGTCACCGCCAAACTCTGGATCGTCCATACCGTCGCCGCCCATTTCGTCCCCGCCTTCGTCGGACATCAAAGCATCAAATTCTGCTTTTAGTTCGTCTAGTGCAGACTCTAAGTCAGCGATACGATCTTCTGCAGATGCTTCGCCTTCTAAGCCGCCCATTTCGTCGTCTCCGCCCATCATATCGTCTCCGCCCATCATATCGTCGCCGCCCATATCAGCATCACTGCTCATATCGTCGCCGCCAAATTCGTCATCGGCTTCTTGCATTCCGTGTTCGTCTGCAGAGATTTCGTCAACTAGGCTGTCAACTTGATTGCCGCCAACGGCCTCATCAAAATCTTCTTCGTCAATGAGATTTTCATAAATGTCGCGACTTTTCTCGACAACGATTTGGTGAAAAAGCTCACGAGCTTTGTCTTCTTGCTCATTGATAATAAATTCAATTAGCTGTTCATACTTGTTCATAAGAACTCCTTAAAATAATAAACGCTTGTTAGATATTTACAAAATAACGGAATATTTCTGTTATAATGGTGTTTTTTGAGTCGTTTTGCGGTCACAAGGCTGGAGCCGCAGGCTCTTCGGCAGGTTTATACTGCTTTGAGATGACATCAATCTTCTTTTCCCGCTCAAATTTACGCACATCATTCATAGCTCTAAGACGATTAATCTGTCCCAGAGTTAATTTAGTTTTGCGTAGATCACTGAGACTTAGAACGGTATTATCGTCTTTCTCGGTACGATAACCATCGGGGGTCTCAAATAGGTCACTGATAAACATATACGTTATTTAACCAATTTGTCAATTAAACTGCCGGTGCGGGTGCGGGTGCTCCACCGGGCGCAGGTGCTCCACCAGGCGCAGGTGCTCCGCCAAGTCCTAGATCGGCGCCAGCATCTGGCAATGGCATATCGGTACTACCTAGATCAGCATCTATACCACCAGGTGTAATTCCCACGCTACGCAAGCCCACGTCATCGCCAGGTTGGCTTTCTGTTTCGCCTTTTTCTTCCATCCACATTACTTCGTTTTCGCTCATTTCTTGTTCTGTCATTCCCAAGAAACGCTTCATTAGCCAACGCTTACTAAAGTATGGATATTGCTCTAGCTGTGTAAATGTACCAATTCTAGCCGTATCAATTTCAGCTTGACGGTAATTGGCAAAGTTTTGTGGTGCATTAAATATAACATCAAACAACTGACCGTCAATGTTAATACCGCGCCAACGCAGGAACATTTTAAACTCTTGATCTAACTTTTCTGCCATCATACGCTGTAAGCGTAGGCAATATTGATTAAATCTCCATTCTTGAATTAAAGCTGTACCAACTTTTCCGTCTGTATAACTTTGCGATCCATCGTCAGTACCAGTGGGCAAATAACTGCTAGGGATACGTAAACCACGGAACAACTTATTAGTAAAAAATCGCAAATCAGTAATTTCGCCAAGATTAGATCCTCCCTGTAGTACGTCAACGCTAGATCCTCGTCCTTCTGCTGTGGTAGGAAAGAAGAAGTCTTCGTTCATTGACAATGGATTATAGGTCGCATCCATCATATTTTGCCCACCGCCAGTTTGAGTAGGAATTCTACGCTGTGCAATTTCGTTTTTAATACGTTCAACAAAGGCCATAGCCATATGGCTGGGCATATTACCTACGTCAATTTTAAATACTCTACGCTCTGGCGCACGTTGAACGCGATAGATAATAATACTGTCTTCTAGTAATTCTTTTTGCTTGAATACTTTAAAAACGTTTTCTAATACACTGTTACCAAAAGGCCAAAATGTATCTAGTCCTTCTGTTAAACCAATATGTACAATGTGTTCTGCATTGATAGCACCTTCGTTTTGAGCACGACTAAAGCGACTTCCGCCGCTGTAAGGACTGCCGGGCTGTACATAGCTGCCGTTGGGTCCACCAATTTGCGGATGGTTTGTGTATGTTTCTGTGGTAGTTACTGCTGTAACTGTTAAATTTTCAAAATTAGGCTGTAGGTCTTTGATTATGTATTGCTCGGGTTTTTTGCCCTCTGCTTCGTTAACGATAACTTTCATAACCTTGGACATCTCAACCCAGTAAAGTTTAAAGTTTTCTGGATCTCGTACAAACACTTGATCGCCATACTTAATAGTATTTCTAAAAACTTTAAACAATCGTTTGTTAAAATCGTTTAACGATATCCATTGCTGAAGTTGTTCTTTGATAATTTTAACTTCACTATCGGTAGGCTTGTCTTTAAAGTGTAGGCCCAATGGTAAATTTGTTTCCAAATCAATTTGTGTGCTAAATTCAGCCAATATGTCCAACGCGGCATTAACTTCGCTGTCCATATCCATTTGCTCATACTGATTATAGCGTTCAACACGATTAGGGTGTCCTAAGTATATTTCGGGCAAAGTACTTTGAAAGTTCTTATAACCCATTTCTCCACCAGAAGATTGTGCGCCACTAATAGGACTTAATGCGCCAGTATTAACAGTTCGAAAGTATTTTTTCCAAGACATTTTTAAATGATTCTCACAGTCTATTATTTAACTAGGAATAAGTGTTGTAAACATATTGTTGCTGTAATCCGTTGCTACTGGTCAATGTTTCGTGTATTTCTCTTAGAAGACCAATTTGTTCTTGCATCAAATCCGTTTGATTTGGTCCAAATAACGATTTACCCATTTCGCCAACTGCACCTGCGGCCATACCCAGTGGTGATGCCGACAATGCACTCTTACCTGCAGACATTGCCGCTGATAGTGCCTCTGTAATTCCACTTAAATCAACAGGTATGCTTCTGCCACCTTCTAGCGGCACAACAGCTTCCATTCCGTGTAGTTTTTCCAAGTACCCAGATTCTGGTCCTTCGGCAATACCACCGGCAGCTTTACCTTCTTTGGCATTGAACCATCCGTTAATAGCACCACCAATGCCACCAATAATACCGCCAGCGGCGCCCATTCCCAATCCACCAACTGCTGTTCCTGCAAGAGGCACAATCGCAGTGCCTACAGTACCACCTATTGCACCACCAATCATTGCACCAGCAGTTCCGCCCTCAAGGGCGCCTTTTCCGGCACTCTTTAATTTGTCCCAGAAGCTAGTTTCGCCTTTTCCTATAAAGCCAAGATCATTTAACGTATTTGATAATGTTGTTAATATTGCCTCAGTCACTTTGGCATATTCTGCAATTGCAGGAGTCAACATTCTTTCTAAAGATACTTTTAACTGTTCAGCGGCAACAGCGGCGCCCATAATGCCAGTGGTTAATGCATCATTGGAAGCCTTGGCTGCTTCAACATTGGCCTTACCAGCGGCAACTGCTTCTGCGGTATACGTTGTTGATTGGTTAACAGCATCTAACATACCTTTGCCAACTTCAGCTAATACACCACCTGTAACAAAACTGGCAACTTGTAATTCTTTATTGCCAAGGATACTACCTTGAATTTGTTCACCGTATTGTGCATTCAATTTGGCGTTAGATTCTGCTGTTAGTTCATTGCTTTTAAATAATGCTAACTGAGCTTCACTTTTTTCTCTGGCGCCGGCTACTGTAGCTTCGTATATAGCACCTTCTTTATTAATAACTTCACCTAGTACTACACGATCCCTTAGATTCTTTTTCTCAACTTCGGTCATTGTGGCCATAGCGGCATCAATTTGAGCACGTTGTTGTGGACCCATTTTAGCTAATTCTGCTTGAAAAGCTAAAATTTGATTTTGTTGCTTGGCTGCTTCTGTTTTCTTTTTGGCGTCTTCGCCTGTAATATTGGCAATTACACGTAAATTTTCAGCATACTTTTGTGTTTGTTCTGCTACTGCTTTTTCATCATTTTTGCCACCTGCGCTACGGCGCATATTAGCGGCCGTCTCTGCAATCAATCCAGCTTGCTCTTCGATGCTAAATCCCAGAGTCATTAGTTCTTCACGTACACTCTTGCCAGAGCCACCTATCTGTCTGGCAAAGTTGCTTGACACGTTGGCAATCATTTTTGTGCCAGCAGTTAGTCCCAGACCACTCTGTCCAATAGTTTCACTGTTTTCTTTAATGACCTTGCTAAACGTTTCAAGACTCATACCAGCAAGATTGGCAGTGGCCCGCATATCACTCATACCACCAGCAAACAATGCGCCAGAGCTGGCCATTGCATTAAATGATTTGTAAGTTTTGTCTACTTCTTTGGATAATACCTCTATACCAAATTTAGCCAGCTTACCCACGGCAGCGGACATTCCAGATATTGCACTACCAGCCAATTCAGCTATAGCACCAACAACTCGCATTTTGCCGCCAAATCCTTGTGCAACTTGTCCAGTTTTTGCTATTGCATCACCGGCCGTACTTACACTGCCGGTTACTAAATCCACTGCACCAGTGAGAACCGTTGCGCCTAACTCCGAGGCACTGGCATTACCTTGTAATCCCTTAACAAACTGACCTGCTGTCCCCACTACCCCATTAACCAAGCTCTTAGTAAGAGCTTTGCCAGCATCTAATGCACCAGCTTGCAGTGCCACCATTGACGCTTTTGTAGCTACTGCTTCACGTTGTTTTACTAGTTCTTGCTTCTCAAAAGTATCGCTACTTTTTGCAATCATTTCGTCTAGTGTGTCAAGGTCTTGTTTGAATTCGTTTAGACTATTAAATCCTTCTTTTAGTCCTTTGGCAAACTTGCTTAAGGTGTCACCACTACCTATCAGCTTCATATCCTTGGTAAACTGTTCTATGGCATTGTGTTGATTTGCCCAGCCTGCTTTACTTTTGATTTGAAAAGCCAGATGGTTCTTATACTCCTTGTTCAAGGAAGCCATTACTTTGGCTTGCTCTTCTAAGGATTTTAGTAACTCTGGTGGGAATTGATCTGCCATATTTTTATCAGATAAATAGATATATCAATTATTTATGGAGATCAAATTATGGATCAAAAGCCAGCCAATCCCCTTGCCAAGCACTTTAGACAGCCAGCAATTTATTTAAAGTTGCCCAGCGGTGGCCGTTATTGGCCCGAGGATGCTATTCGTTTGCCAATGAATGGCGAGATTGCCATTTATCCAATGACTACCAAAGATGAAATCACCCTACGTACTCCGGATGCATTAATCAACGGGTCTGGTGTAATTAGTGTAATCGAAAGTTGCTGTCCAGAAATACTCGATGCTTGGCGTATGCCCAGTATTGATCTAGATGCTACCATTATTGCAATTCGAATTGCCAGTTACGGCACCGAAATGTCTTTTAACAGCAAATGCCCTGCCTGCGAACAGATCAATGATTATGCCATCGATTTAACTCAGGTTCTTGGCCGTATACGTATGCCTGATTATGATACCCTTGTCGAAGCAGATAGTTTAAAGATTAAATTGTATCCGCAACCATATTTTTCTTTTAACAGTAACAACCAAGCAGAATTTGAAGAACAACAACTACTACGTGCTATAGAAGATGTTGCCCTAGACCCCGACGTTCGAGCGGCTAAAATTAAAGAGCACTCGCAAAAAATTATTACATTAGGGATTAGTACAATGGCCAACAGTACCGAATACATTGAAGTTGATGATACTAAAGTCTACGATAAAGACCATCTAAGAGAATTTTATAGCAATGTTGGCAGCTCTGTGGTTAAGCAAATACAAAAACGTTTAGGAGCAATTAACGAAGAAGGTGCAGTTAAGCCAATGCACGTAAACTGTACCGAATGTCAAAATCCATTTGACATACAAATTACTTTTGATTACGCAAGTTTTTTCGACAACGGCTTTTGACTCTGAGTAATGAGGCAGTAGTCCGTATGATCGAGGGCTACGAGAAAGAGTCAAAAGCCTACAAGGAAGAAGCACTTAGACTAAGCTGGTGGATGCGTGGTGGTTTATCCTATGACGATGCAATGATGCTCAGTCAAACCGAAAGAGATTTAATAGGCAAAATCATTAAAGAAAACATTGAAACTACTAAAAAGTCTCAAATGCCATTTTTCTGATTTAATTCTAATCCTTTAAAGACTAACTGCGTTAGTCTATCAATTTCGCTATCGCTCATTGATCTTTTTCTTTTAATATTATTTTTTAAGTATCATCTAGATTAATCGGTCATAATTCACCGTATGCACGGTGAAAATGAAAGAGCATCATCTGAGTAGCACTGTCATTCTATTCTAATGAGATTGTTCATTTGCTATTTGCAAATAGCAAATAGCACAAACGCGGAGGCGGTTGACCGGTACCCCCTACTCAAGCTTCACATATCAACGGAACCCTAGTAATCCGGAATAGACCCAAATTCTACGAGCAGGGGTTGCTTTTTCTCATTGCCCCAACCATTTAAAACCTTAAGTTAGTTTTTGCCTTTGGCGCCCAAGACTCTGACGGCACAGCACTACCTGTACAACCTCAATGGGGCCAGTCCACGACTGGCACGTTGCCTGTATACTAAATGAATTAAAAACGAGATAGACTTGGTGTCTGGGGAAGGGGATTAGATTTTATTTAAAATATGGGATCCGTGTACACGAACACTAATCTGTCCGTTGTAGTAGTCCGACGATTCCAGAACTTTACGTTGGAATTGCTCTCGGGCCTCGATGTAGGAACACACCGCTTTGGAGTTGCAGTAATATAAAATTTCTCTTTTAAAGATGTCTCGTCCTAGCAACTCTACATCTTTGTTTAATTCTATATTGGAGCCATAGTACTCTTGCCAGTCAGAATCAACTTTACTGCGTATCTTTTTTCTTTTCTTGATACCGTTCTTTTGTTTGACCATTTTGTATGTAGTCTTTGAAAATTTGGCTAATTTTTTGCCGATATACTTACGGTCGTTGGTAGTATTTGTGATCAAATACACAAATCCTATACAATCTTCTGGAAGTTGTTCTACAGGCATATTTTGATATAACCAAATCATCGTCGTAATACAATGCAAGTGCATTTGTAATTATGACGCAACGTCCTCTCCATTAACTTTTTCTATAATGACACCTGATTTTTCTAAAAATCGAATACCATCACTATTTCTGTAATCTTCTGCGTAGTAAACACTGCCAATGCCCGACTGCAATATTAGTTTAGAGCATTCTAAGCAAGGTGCGTGGGTAACAAATAGCTCTGCACCTAGCCCAGATTCACTGCTCCTGGCTAACTTTGCAATGGCGTTGGACTCGGCGTGTAACACCTCTGGTTTAGTTTTAAGTTCTTTAATTTCTCGTTGCGGAACTCCGTCAACTACAGCAACAACTATTTCGTCTTCGCAGTTGTTGTCCCACCCAGCCGGCATACCGTTGTAGCCAATACTGATAATACGATCATCTTTGACTACAACTGCGCCAACGTGTAATCTACGTGCGTGGCTAAGATCAGCAAAGCGCCGAGCTGTATCCATATAGGCTAATTTTAGTTTTTCTTTCATACAAGCTCTACGTCATTGTTATAGGTAGTGAAACCATTTTCTTTTACCACAGTTAATATGTTATTAACACGCCCGGCAAGTTCATCTTTGTGTGATACTAGCCAAATTGATTTATTGTTTTCTCTGCTCATCTTCTTGAGAATAGCTAAACTGTTCTCAACACCACTGGCATCCATACCACTGTCAACAAGTTCGTCAATGAACAACAGGTTAATGTGTTGATACAAACTTTCCCAGACATCGCGGAAAGCCCAACTCAAACTTAAGATAAGTCTGTTGCGCTCGCCTCGTGACAGGTTATCAAAGTCCAAGTCTCTACCTAGTTCAGTGATGCTAACAGTTAAGTCGTTGTTGAATTTTACAGTATGCGGCAGGCCTATGCGATCTAAATATTGCCCTAACCTAGCGTTAAGATAACTCAAGTTCTGATCAATGATGCGCTTGCGAATAAACGAATCTTTGTTGGTTAACAGTTTAGCCAAGAACTCTTGATGTTCTTTGACTCGGTTAAGTTCGTTCATTGTATCAAAGCTGATTTGTTCTAAGCCTTGTGTTTGCATTTCTGCAATTTGCTCAGAGTAAGGATCTGTTTCGTTTTGTTTAGAAGTTAGTTGAGATAAGATATTAGCCATACTACCGCGATGCTCAAACGCATCGCTTTCTTTATCGTAGTAGACCTTGGGACGGGGACCTAGCTCGCCTAACTCTGCCAAGGTACCGGTGTGTTCGATCCATTGTCCATTAGTTGCCAGTGCTTGCAGTGCTGTTTCCTGTAAGTCCCGGCGTTTCTTCTCTAACAATGCTTCTTGCTTGTCATCGTGGAAACCTTGCCCACAACTGTGGCAGGTATGATTCTCTAAGCTGGCAATGTCTGCCTTGAGCTTGTCCATCTCTTTAAGTTCGCGAGCTTCGTCTAGTTCGCAACGTTTGATCCAACCGTTGAGTTCTGTGATTGCCTTGGACTTGATGTTATATTCAGAGAGTAATCTGTGCGAGTCTAGCTCTGCTTCAATGTCCAAGTGACTTAACTCATCAAATGCTTTTTGTAGGTATTCAATGTCGCTGTCGTATTTCTTTTGCCATAACACTTGTCTACGCTTTAAGCTCTCAATCTGCTCTTCGATGCGTTTGTTAGCATCGGTAACAGCCTTAATACGAAATTCCTCTTGGCTAATAGCATCTTTGGTTGCTTTAACCAGTTCTTTGAGTTTTTCTGCCTTTTCAGACAGTAAAGTAATGCCCAACAACTGCTCAATGATAGTACGCTGGTCATTGGCTTTTAAACTAAGGAACGGCTCTGTGTAGGTATTAAGGCCAATGATATGCTTAAACATATCGTGGCTTAACCCCAGTACACGTTCAATTTCTTGTTGCGTTTCTCGACTGTCACCTTGTGACTCGTCTGTAATTTCTTGTTCAACATCGCCTACGTAAAACGCCATAGTATTTGGCTTACGCCCGCGCTCAATCTTGTAGTTGTTGCCGTTAACTTCAAAATCAACAGTGACTAACATATTTTTATTGTTAGTTTTGTTAATCAAGTTGTCTTTTCGGATGTTAGTTAACGCATTGCCATATAACGCATAGCTCAATGCATTAATAATTGTAGTTTTACCAGTACCATTACGTGCGCCACTGTCATCGCCACCTAAGTCCAGGTTCTCACCTAGAACCAGGGTAAGAT